GTCAAAGTCGATGTATGCATACGTCCGCCCCGCACTCTCCGTAGATTGTGAGGAACAGATGTGATACACGAGTTTGTGGAATTTGTACGACTCGAATCCCGATGCTATCGTGGATAGCCAGGGGAAGGAGGTTGACCGACCAGGATTGATCGGATACAGTGCTACTGAAAACACCGTAGAAGACTGGAAAGCAGTCACGTACTCTTTATGACGAATACGGACCCCCTTTGCAGTTGTCATATGGATAGCACCATCGTTACGTATGATGGATCCATAGGAGGATGGAACAGAAAGTTCCGTTACTTGTGACAGTTTGGGTGACTGTTTGGTAGTCTTACCACGTCCCTTTACCTTGTTAGATGGACGTTGTGTCATTTGGTTGTTTTGTTTGTTAGGCATCACGGTCTACCTCGCCTAAGAGGGACTGTTCATCCTTACGAGCCCAGCCATAGACAAAAGACATGAAGTCAGATGTCAACAGAGGGTCCTCCCGTGCAGTCTCTAGACTCTGAGACGGTGGGGGCACCGTCATTGGTACGGTTAAATTAAGACCCTGTGGGTCACCGTTTTGGGAGGTGAACGTAAGAACACCGTCAGGACGAAGCTCATAGGAGTGGAGGAGACAACGCTCCTGAGACCATTCAGTTCCCTGCCGAACCAATCTCATCTCCAGATCAATCTCTTCATGACCGGTAATCCCGGCAAAGGGATGTGGTCGGAGAGAGATCACCTTGGGGCCCTCAAGGAGCCCTCTCGGTGGGAGGCATGTATCGAGCAAGAGACCAGAGTTCAGCGACGCAGCTAAGCGCCTCTGAAGGTTCGTTGACTTGACACGGAAGCCTGCCGGTGGGATGACCCCAAGACCTCCATTTTCAACTGGGAAGAAGAGATTTCGTAAAATTCTTCCACCGTCCAGTTTTAGTACCTGCGCATCGCGGATTTCGGGCCCATTAAGGGACAGGAAGAGCGAGCAGAGGTATCTGGAATTAGAGTCTTGAGGCAGAATTAGTTCCTTGAGTCGGGATACAACAGACATCTTCTTTTGTACCTCCATAGAGTATCCGAGAATTGACTCTATCTTATCGCCAAGAACATCGAAGGCGACCGGATGGATGTCCTTTAGAGCAATCTCCTTTGATCTGGGTGTTCCCAGGATCAGTCCAAAATTAATAAATGGTCTGATCGTGGGGACACCAGTCAGGCCTCCTCGTGTCTCCCAATGAATGGGGATCGAGTTGATATTGGCATAGGAGTGGTGTTCGTAGGATTTTCCGGGGGAGAGAGACAGTCCAAGCCGGGTGCCAAAGTCGGCATGCCGAGCTAACTTT